AGTGGTCGGCCATCACGCTCGCCAGTGGCGAGAACGGTGGCGCTTGCGATGTCACTTACAGCGAGGTTCCGGTCGGCTATAATGCCGTCACTTGGAGTCCTGAGCGTTTCGCCCTCAAAGGTCCGCTCCTGTGTAAGGACGATCTGACCTTCGACCACCGCGTCGAGGCGTTCTTGCGTGTGTACTTGGAGAAGCTCTCGATCCGCGCTCAGCGTTCATGGGAGACTCGCTATCAGAATACGTTCGCGAAGTTCGCGATCAAGGCAGTGGCCGACTCGTCCTTCACTCAGGTCGAGACGATTCCCTCTGGCGTGAATGAGTTCCCGTGGATTCAGACCGGATCGGCTGGTCAGGCGCTCAATCAGTCCACCTCTGAGTTGACTCAGGAGATGCTGGATGTAGCGGCTGCTACGCTGATCCGCAACGGTGCGACGAATCCTGATAGCTCCGGTTTCATCTCGTACAGCAGCGATGGTCCGGTATTTCCGCTATATATCGGCTTGGAGGCTTCGCAGCGCATCGCTCAGAACAACCCGGCGTTCCGCGATGACTTGCGTTTCGCTGATCAGGGCAGTGGCGCTGGTGCGGAGTTGCTCAAGCGGATCGGTGCGAACCGGGTGATTAAGAACTATCGCCATGTGCCGAATCTGTTTCCGCCCCGCTTCACTTATGCCGGTGGCAAGTACACGCTGGTGCAGCCGTTCACCAGTGCGAGCGGAACGAAGGGTACTGTGTTCAGCGTCAATTCGAGCTGGACGACTGCTCCGTACGAGGCCGCGTTCATCGTGACTCCGTATGTGTTCAAGAGCCACATCGTGCGGCCCGTCAATCGGGTTGGCGATCTGAGCTGGATGCCGACCAACTACATGGGCGAGTGGCAGTGGGTGACGGGTGCCTACAAGCTCGATGTGGATTGCGCCGATCCGCTGGAGAAGAAGGGTCAGCATTATGCTGAGTTCGTTCACGCAAGTGAGCCTATATTCACAAACCAAGGAATGACGATCATCTTCCGACGTTGCACAGGCAGTTTAACCCAGATCATTTGTAGCTGATTTCCTCAGCAAAACGCAAGAATCCGCAGGTCCGAAAGGGTTTGCGGATTTTTTGTTGCCATCGTTCAGTTTTGTCCTATTTTTACTCCGCATGGACAACGAACCAAAACGTGGCGACGTACGCGAGGATGGGCGTGTTTGCTGGGGATACACTTGGAAGGACAAGGATGGAAACAAGCGGTATCAGTGGCTAACTCCTGAGCGATTTGCGGAGAAGATGGCCAACGATAAGGAGCGTCTGGTCAAGTACGCTGCTGAAAACGCGGAGGTTATCCGCCTCAAACAGGCCGAGAAGTACGAGAAGGGCAAAGAATACTACAAAGCCAAATCGAACGAAAACCACGCCAAAAATCGTGAGCGTAACAACAAGCGGAATGCTGAGTATCAGCGCAAAAATGCTGAAATCCTAAAACAGAAGCACAACGAGTACCGTGCCAACAATCGAGAACGCGCTCGCCGCTGGCAAAAGCGATATAGCACGGCAAACCATTCCAAGATAAATGACAAGCTCCGCGAGCGCCGCCGGAACGATCCAACGCTTCGGCTCAAGGACGCGATTCGAAACTCGATTCGTGCGTATCTTGGCAGCAAGAAGACACGACGGTTGGCCACGTTTGAGATTGTCGGCTGTACTCCTGACTTTCTGCGTGGTCATTTGGAGAGGCAGTTCAGGGATGGAATGACGTGGGAAAACTACGGTCCGTACTGGCATGTTGATCATCGCATTCCATTGGCCAGTGGAAATTCGCCAGAGGAGGTTATGGGATTGAGCCACTGGACAAACCTGCAACCGCTGACTGCGTTCGAGAACATTTCCAAAGGATCAAAATTGGTGTTGCCCAACGATAACTCTGAGCTAGGTTTGCCTCGGTTGAATCAATAGGTTGAATGTCTTGTAAATCGCCTCACAACGAGGCACCCCGTCACTGGCCCGAAAAGTTGGTGACGGGTTTTTCTTTTCCGTAGGTGCTTAGGCGTTGACATCCCACTACGTGGCGTAATGCTCCCCGTATGCCGTCATTCACGATTCCAAAAGGCGTAGAAATCCCCGAGAACCTTGCGGAGGGCGAAGCGTTCCAGACTATGGCGACTGTCGTTCTTGGCAAGAATGGCAAAGCGGAGGTCATCGAGATTGATGGTGTGGCCATTCCCGGATACGAGAAGAAATCCAAGGGCAAGAAGCTGGCCGAGCGCGGTGAGGAGGAGGAGATGGAGGTAGAGGAGGGTGCGGCTCCCGGCGGCGGTGGTTTTATCGCCGAGGTGATGCAGCGCGGCGCTGGTCCGATGGCACGATAACCGAAACGCTAAAACGATATGGCTGACATTACATGCGCTGAAACGGCAACGCTGCTAAGCGAGGTTAGCCCTCTTGGGTGCCGCTCGCCGTGGGAGCGTGATATGGCGAAGCTTGCGCTTTTGAACCGCATCGCCGACGGATCTGGAACGGCTGCGGCGAATGCTGCTTCGTTCGGAACGGCTCGCTCGGTTACGGCGTCCACGTCAGTCGTTTCGAGTGATTTCGCGATTATCGCCGATTCAACAGCGGCAGCGATTACGGTTTCGCTTCCCCCGGCGGCAACGGCCAATGGGCGGATATTCTTCGTGAAGCGCGTAAACGCTGGCGCGAACAATGTCACTGTCGATCCGTTTGGTTCCGAAACGATTGACGGAGCAGCGACTCATGTTTTGACGCTACAGTGGCACAGAGTTGAGATTATCAGCAACGGAACGGCTTGGTTCATCGTAGCGCACCAATAATATGGCCGACTCATCCATAACTTGTACCGAAGCCGCTCAGCTTATCGCCGAGGTTTCGGCAACTGGATGTCGTTCTCCGTGGGAGGTGGACATGCTTGAGTTGGCGCTTTTGAATCGTATTTACGACGTGACTGGTGCGCCTTCTGCATTTCAGCTTACGGCGGATTTGACGTCCATTACGGCTGACGTAACGACGATAACTGCGGATGAGACTCAATTTTAATCTACGGTAAAACCCTTTAACACCCAACATGTCAAAGCAAACTATCAATATCGGCGCATCGCCGAACGACGGAACGGGAACGCCGCTTCGTACAGCGTTCGATTACTGCAATCTGAACTTCACGGAGCTGTACACGGCAGTCGGCCCGAGCGGCAACAACATCGTCGTACCTGGCTCCGCCACCATCACCGGCGATCTGACGGTGGACACCTCGACGCTGAAGGTTGATTCGACGAACAATCGGGTGGGTATTAATTACGCTACCCCCGCTGTCGCTCTCCACCTAGGAACCACTAGTGCAACAAACAAGTTCTGCATCAACACTGCTGTTACAGGTAGTGGTGACATCCAGATGCGCCGTGGTTCGTTCATTGGTTTTTCAAATGCTGTGGATAATGCGAATTCTGAATATCTGTTCGCCAACGGTGGTGCGCTAGAGTTTGGAATCAATGCCACCACCGCCATGACCCTGAACTCTACGGGGTTGGGCGTGGGGGTTACGCCGAGTGCGTGGGGTGGCAGCAATCGTTCCGTGATTCAATTCCCCGGAGGAAATTCCATTCAGGGAAGTGGTTCTCTTGGTCTTGCTTCGTTTAATAACGCTTTTAACGACGGTACAAACGACATCTACATTGCCAATGGTGTAGCTTACAAGCACATCATCGGAACCGGATTCCAATGGTTTACCGCTCCCGCTGGAACCGCTGGTAACGCCATCAGTGGAGCAAATGCGTTCGTTCAAGCAATGACCCTCGATGCGAGTGGGAATTTGCTGGTGGGTCTTACCACAGCCGGAACCACCGCTGCAAAAACGATCCAGATCGCCAACGGAACCGCTCCTACGGCTAACGTCACTGGCGGCCAACTCTACGTTGAATCCGGTGCGCTGAAGTTCCGTGGAAGCTCTGGCACCATCACCACAATCGCAGCCGCCTAATCTAAAAGACTATGCCTACCATCCTCTGGATCATCGAACGCCTTCTCGTTAAGCCGACCGAAGGCTCCCTCACCGATGTTGTAATCACCGCCGATTGGCGCTGCAACGGCATTGAAACCATCGGCACCGGCGACGACGCAAAGACCTACAGCGGCACCTGCTACGGCTCATGCTCGTTCCAGCCGCCGTCTGGTAGCTTTACGCCATATCCTGACCTGACGCAGGAACAGGTCTTGAACTGGTGCTACGCCAATGGAGTCGATAAGACCGCCATCGAAGCGAACGTCACGCAGCAGATCAACGACCAGATCAATCCTCCGATCATCGCTCCTCCGCTGCCGTGGGTTCCGGTGCCGCCTCCGGTTAAGGTTGCGGAGCCTGTGGTTATCGCTGACGCTCCCTCCGCATGATCAAGATCGAACTCACCCAGGAGCAGGCCAATAGCCTCCTCCAACTCATCGACATCGCGGTTAAGGCTGGTGGCGTTGCTAACGCCCGTGCAGCCCTTCCGCTTGTTGACCTCATAGTCGCAGCCGCACAGCCTAAATCCGAGTAATGGAACCAACGAACAGCAGCACCAGCCCTGGACTAAGCCTAGCAGCAGCGGCAGGTGCCACCGCTGTTTCGTTTATTCCAGTGCTCACTGACTGGGTAAGGCTTATCACCGCGCTGATAGGCTTACTTTGCGCCTGTTACGGAGCGTATCGCTTATTTAAATCCAAATGAAAAACACGAAAACAACTCTCGCTGGTGTTGGTGCTATCCTCGTCGCTGTTGGTGGGGCCCTTCGGGCCACCTTCGACGCCGATCCCAGCACCAACATCGACATCGCTTCGACCATCGCAGCGGTGACCGCCGGAATCGGCCTTATCATGGCTAAGGATGCCAAGGAAGCCGAAGCTCCTAAGCCGTGAACTGGATCTATCAGATCCTCAAGGCTCTGCTGGATTTCCTCCGCGAAACACCACCCACCGATGTGCAACATGGCAAAGCACCTGATGATCTCAAGAATGATCTGGCTGGCCGTGTTGCCGATCTGCCTGGGTTGCCAGCAGACGAAGGTGGTCCTGGTCCCTTCCGGTGATCCTGTGATGCTGGCCCAGCCGGTGAAGGCCAGCGTGTACGGATTCGATTCTGATAAGAAGCTGGTGGGGCCATCTAAGGTGGTGCTGCCGGCAGGTTGGTACGTTTTACCGAAGAGCCAATGATCAACTACAAGGGAAACAAGTTCTCGGGCTATAACAAGCCCAAGGCCACCCCTGGCGAAAGCAAGAAGTCCGCGGTGCTCGCTAAGGAGGGCAATAAGGTTGCCCTAGTGCGTTTTGGCGATCCGGGCATGACCATCAAGAAGCACATCCCGGACAACAAGAAGAGCTTCAACGCCCGTCACGGCTGCGACAACCCCGGCACTAAACTCTCCGCCAAGTACTGGGCCTGCAAATCCTGGAAGTAACCAATGAGAACCGTCACCTACGACTATGTACTGCAGCGTGCCTGTGAGCTCACTGGGCGCGTTTTCTCATCGCTAACGACCGAGGAGTCTAATCTCTTCCGCACGTTCATCTCCATGTCATTACGGAGCGCCTGGGAGTGCTTCAACTGGCCCGAGCAGACCGTGTATCAGCAGGAGTATTTTGCGGCCAACTACAGCGCGGCGCAGGTCTACTCCGGTGGCATGGTGGTCTACTACCCCACCGAGCAGAAGTACTACCAGTACGTTGGGGCCATCAACTCCAACAACCCTCCGACTCTCAACGGCCCTGGAGGAACGCTGAACTCGCAGTTCTGGGCGCTGGCACAGCCGAGCTACGGCAGCACTGCGACCTGGGATACGACGACCGTCTACAACATCGGCGACATCGTGCTGTACCCTGAGGACCAGGAATACTACCAGCTCTTTGCGACTGCTTCCGCCGGAACTGTTCCCACCAACGCTTCCTTCTGGGGACAACTGAACAAGTTCCTGCGCTACATCAACCAACAGCTCAACCCAAGCGGGACTACCCGGGCTGTCGAGATTGGCGAGACATTCAGTGTATGGCCTACTGACCCCCGGATAACCTGGAGGCAGCATGAGCCAGCCTACACGCTCACCGATTACGGTATCCTGATTGGTGAGCAGCTCCCGTTTGTCTGGATTGAGTTTCGTAAGAGCCCTCCGCTGCTTTCGACTGCCGGCGAGGCTACTGCTTATGCTTTCCCCTATCGCTTCTGCGAGGTGTGTTCGTTGAAGGCTGCCGGCCAAATGCTCCGGGTAGATGGCAAGATCGACCTAGGCAACACCTTCCTTGAGCTCGGTGAGGTTGAGCTGACCAAGGAGATCGACAAGGTGGCTCTTCAAGAGAAGTATGTGCGCCAGATAATTGTCCCAGGCCGATAATATGCCCGACTTACCCGAGATCATGTCGGTCGACGATGGGTTCAAAGGTGTAATCAGCCGCCTAGATCCCGCCCAGGTGCCGGCGCAGTACGTCAGCCAGGCGATCAACCGGATCTTCCAGAATCAGCTCATCACAAACAGGTGGGGCATTGTGCAGCCTAAGTGGGGCGGTAAATGGACTACTGCAACTAGGACGGTCACGGTCACCTCAAGCTCTGCAACAGCGGTGGGAGTGAGCGGAACCACTATCCCTGCCGGATCCATCGTTTGCTCCGATCAAAGCATAAACTCATTGGTGTTCCCTAATGGAACCAGATGCATTTTGGATGACGCAAACACCAACGTCTCAATGTCGACGGCGGCAATCTCGTTTGCTGGGCCGCCGGTAAACAAAAACGTCCAATTCTACAGCTCCACAGATGCCTTCACCGACATCCTCGGTGTGCTGCCTTTCCGCGATCCTGACACCGGCTACCAAGCCCTAGTTGTGGCCACCAACGAGGCCCGTACATTGGCAACAGAAGATGGCGGTCAGGGCCGGATGTATCTGGTACGACCCAACCAGTCGGACCTGGAGATACCGATGAACGGGCACGACATCTACAGCCCGGTGCGTCTGATGCAGGCTACCAATGCGGTGGTCATGCTGCGACCCGGCAATGCCCGGTACTATTTCACCGGCGCAGACGTCAATACTGCCAACGATACGGTGACTCTCAACGTCCCGCCAGACATGGAGTCCGGTGATCGGATTGAGGTTGTTCAGGTTGGTGTGGCTCCAAACCTGTGGACTGTAACATCGACCACAGCCGGACAAGGCTTCGCGATGTTCGTAAACGTGAAGGGCGGAGGAGTCTGCACGTTACATTTATCCCAGGGAGCCGCTCAAACTGGATCATCTCCGGTTGAACTTACGTCCGGTCTCACTAGTGCCAACCGGTACTACTTTGAACTGTCGAACAACACGACTGGGTACGACGTAACGCAAGGCGTCAGCGACTTCTACAACGATGGCTTACCGTTGATAATGGAGGCCTCCTACAATGCTGGTGTGCCTGTATCGGCGCTTGATAACGGCTTCAACCGGATTGCATCGGTCAATGCTATTGTAGCGTCATCAAATACGGACGACACCATCACGGTCCCGAACCATCCTTTCGTTGCTGGTGATCAGGTGACCATCAGCAATGTATCTGCAGGTGTTGCGAACGGAATCTACTACGTCTTCCCTACTGACAAGAACTCGCTGAAGCTGTTCAGCGGATCTTCCGAGGAGCTTGATTCTCTCAACACGGCGGCTTTCCCAAACATAACAGCCACTATAGGACGCACTACGGCGACCGCTACGCTGACAATCAATGGATCTGGAACGATCACCGCGGTAAACATAACAAATGCAGGGGCGGGCTATCTCAGCGCCACGGCTACGGTCAATGCAAACGGTGGCGGTGGATCAGCAGCCAACATTACGCTGACCGTTGCAAACGGAAAGGTGACTGGGTATACCATTGTTAATGGTGGCACTGGATACTCTCCATCACTAGCAACAATCACGATCATCGTTCCGACTACAGACGGTCTGACGGCGCTTACCATTGTCAATCAAGGTGCAGGCTATCTTACCGCACCGACACTTACGCTTACTGCTGGCGCTGGAACAAATGCAAGCGCCACAGCAGCGATTGAAGACGGCAAGGTCACGTCTGTTACCATTGTAAATCCTGGGGCTAACTACACAGCAATTACGGTTTCAGCTTCAAATCCTTCGACGCTGAAAGAAATTACGTCAGACACCGTTACTGGCACGATCAAGAAGTCCTCTGCCTCCGGTGCAAACGTCCCGGCTGGCCGTGAAGGCTTATACTTTCAAAACCGCCTGCTGCTGCTCTACGGTCCCGACTACCTGGCAGTGTCTGACGTGCTGGATCCGTTGCACTACAGCCCGATCCTGAATGAGTTCAAATTGAACACCGGTGCCAATGACGCTGTGGTGGCCCTGTACCCGTTCAACACGACCACGCTGATAGTCTTCAAGGAACGCAGCATTCTTGCTGTGGAGAACCTCTACGGCGACCTGTCGACTACCCGGCTCACCGAGGTTACCCGGGAGTTTGGATGCATCAGCCAGGCGTCTATTGCGTCCACCGGGTCAGACATCGTCTTCCTTAGTCAGCGCGGTGTAATCAGTCTCAAGCAGACCGAGTTTGGCATCAGCCAGTCGGTGGTGCTGCCGTTGTCAGATCCGATTCAGGATGTCATAGAGGAGATCGACCAAGCTAACTGGAGAAAGTCATGTGGGGCCTACTACAACAACCGCTACATCCTGAGCGTCCCGGTGGAAGGTGGCGACGGGACAAACCAACGCACCCTGGTCTACAACTTCCTGAACCAAGCGTGGGAAGGATACTGGGAAGGCTCGCTGCTTGTTCCACGGTATTACACTCGTCTGGTGGTCGCTGGCACAGACACGCTCTGCTGGGCTGACAACAGCGGGTTCATCCACAACTTCGACTACCAGGCACTGCAGGACCGCAATCGTGTAGGCACGATCCAACAGATTGCCACCTCGGTCTCCTTCCGGGGCCATGCAGGTGATAACAACGTCGACCACAAGCAGTGGACCAACCTGCAGTTTGAGTTTGCCTCATGGAATCCGACTTATTCCATCACTGCCAACTTTGATGGTGTGAATGAGTCCTACCCGATTGCCACTAACGAGACCAAGAGCCGCACGGCCTACTACATTTATGGCAGCGGAACCTACGTCACCAACAACTCCGGGAACAACTTCCTCGACCCATATCGCGAGGATTACTCTACATTGCCGGGTATTCGATGTAACACTGCCGGATTCCAAGCGGGGCTTGTACAATCGTTCTCGCAGAAGGCTCGCTTGCGCCGCCACTCCATTACCATGCAGCCTGTGGTTACCACTACCACCGGTGCGTTGAACATTTACAGCGTCAAATCCATCGCAATCCCTTTCCGACTTTACGGAAAAACCGACGTCTAACCTATGCCACTCTTTGTCACCGTCACGCCAGGAACCACCGTCACCAGCTCCACCACGCTGGATGCGTCCACTCTCAACCTGCTAGGCACGCCCAGTGTCGACGTCACCGGTACGGTAGATGGCGGGTCGATAACGCTCGGAGTTCAGTCCGTACCGCTTCCTTCGTTATACGCTCAGAACGATCAGACAATAGTTGGTAATGGTGCAGGATCGAGTGCCAGCCCAGTGGCGCTTACGACGACCGACTTAGTGCTGACGGCAACGACCGTCAATATTAAGGATGGGGCTGTTACTGCGGCTAAAATAGCCACTAACACGATCACTGCCGACAAGCTGCTGCAAATTGATGGAAGCACCCCAAAGATACTGGGAAGATTTACCACGGCAGTCGGAAACATTGAGACCAACCTAAGCGTTGGATCTAACCTTACTACGACTGGGAGTACGCTGAATGCGTTGAGGCCGGCTGTTTCTTTTACAAACTACACTGATGTTGTAACTTACACGCTTCCAACAACTAGAAATGGCGCACTTGAAATAACGCAGTTAACCACATCAATTACTCCTCAAACAGCCACCTCAAAGGTATTGGTTCAATTCAATATATCATGCGAAGTTGCTATTCAATGTGGGTTTATTCTTGAGCGTGTTATTGGAGCTGCAGTTCAAGAACTTGGGATTCCGACATCAGCCGGAAGTAGAATAAACGGAATCAGGGTTCAACCAAGTGATGGGGATACAAACTCAACTCAGTCAATAGTCCCTATTATATTCGTTGATTCACCTACATCAACAGCATCCGTGTCTTACAGGGTTAAGGTATACGGAAGTGCTGCAAATGTTTTTTATTTAAATAGAACATCAAACAACACTGATAGCTCTGGTTATACCCGCGCCACCTCCCAAGTAATCCTCCAAGAGATCCTGCCTTGATCCCCCTCGTCACAGACTACCTATTGCACAAGCTCCCGGACAGCTTTCGAGGCTGGACCCGTGAGGCTGTGGAGGACTATGTGATGTTCCATGCCGAGCAGGGCACGCTCAAGGTGGCCCTGCAGGACGGGCACGTTGTCGCTGTGCTGGTAGGCTGGAGGCAGATGGGGCCGGAGCCTAAAGAGTGGACCTGGCAGAAGTCCGATCCCAATGGCGACCATTGGTACTGGCACCAGTTCGCCGCCGATTGCGCACTATTCGCAATGGCAGTGGCGGCTAAGTTCTTTCACGACGCACCGGAGTCGGCAATTCTCCCGGCTATCGGTTATCGCAACGGCAAACTAACCACCTACAAGAAAGGCTCGATGCCGATCTATAGGGCAGCATCCAAGCATTTATGACAGTCGACGCACCAGCACCACGCAACTACGCCCAAGAGACCGCGGATACGCTTCGTACCCAGCTCCAACTGGCACCGGAAAGGTATGCTGCCGAGGCTCAATTTGCCCCGAAGTATCAGGCGCTGCAGATGGACCTGCTCAACCAGGCTACGCCTGAGCTGCTGCGCCTGTACGAACAGCAGATTGCCCCCGCTATGGGCCGTACCGAGGCCGCCAGCCGTGCAGCCTCGCGTGCCGGTGACATTGCCGACATCTCCCGCCTCGGTCCCCAGGCGCGTGCTGCCATTCAAGGATTTTCCCCGGACCAGACTCGGATTGCTGACATCCTGGCTGCCAACGCTACCTCCGGTCTATTGGCCGGCAGCCAGTTGACCCCGGAGCAGCAGCGCATGGCGCAGCAGCAGTCCCGTATGGCATCTTCCGCACGTGGTATAGCTCAGAGTCCCAATGCTGCATTCCAGGAGGCGCTACGCTCCCAGATGGCAGGTGCAGGCCTTCAACAGCAGCGCCAGCAGCAGGCTATGGGCGCATTGCAAGCCGGCCAGGGTGTGTACGGTGACGTGTTCCAGCAGGTGCTTGGACGCCCGTCCCAGGCCTTTGCCGGATCTCAAGGCTTCCTAGGCCAGGCCCAGGGATTTAACCCGGGAATGTTGTTCCAGCCCGAGAGCGCTTACGCCGGCAACATCTACGGCGGCAACCAGCAGTCCCAGATGGCGGCTAATGCTGCCGGTGCATCGGCTACGTCTGGAATCATTGGAGGCATTATGGGCGGCCTCGGATCTCTCGGCGGTGGCGCTTTGGCTGGTCGCGGTCGTGGGGGCGGTTAATTTCTTAAAATTATGGCACAATACGGATACTCCGCAGGCTACCAGGGGGGCGGTCCACAGGCCGTCCCTTCTGGTTTTATCGAGGCATACGCTCAGGCTGGTAGAAATATCGGCCAAGGCGCTCAAGCCATAGGCAGTGCCATCGGCGAGTCGCTGCAGCGGTATGGGCAGAACAAAGAGGAGAACCAGTTCCTCACGTCACGCCTTGAGTCGCTGGCTCCGTATCTCCAAACCGTTGCTCAGAGCGGCAACATCATGGACAAGAACACCCCCGAGTCGAAGCTGCTCGGAGACATTGAGAAATTCTCGTCGATGTCCATACCGCAGAAGAAGGCTACGCTACTGAATGCCGAGTTCTTCCTAGATCGGGCTGACAAGGCGAAGGCTCGGGAGATGCAGGACATCCAGTCTGCAGCCGCACAGCAGCAGTTGGCTATGGGAGCGTTGCAGTTGGGCACTGCTCAACGCGAAGCTGCTGCTGCTCCGTATTTCACGCAGGCGCTTTCCGACGTCATGTCGATGCAGCCCGGTCAGGCTCCTTCCGTTCCGTACTCCAACGTGACGCAGGAGATGCTTGGAAAGTACGGCGACAAACTGACTCCGACCCAGATGCAGTCGTTGATCCCAATGATGCGCAGGATGGGGCAGTCTATTCCCGCAAACATGACTGCGCTCGGTGCGACTATCGGACCCGAGGGGACCAAAGTGGAATACGGATTGCCGGCTACGGTCACCTCTATGCCTGTCCCAGGCACTGACTACGTTCAGCCAATGATTTCAGGGAAGGCAGCCGGCGCACCAATTAAAGCTCAACCAAAGATTCAGGCCGAAATTGATAAACTTCCTGAAGCCCAGCAGAAATGGGCAAACGATACACTTAGCGATATTAATAAGAACCCGCAAATCAAGGCAGTTGGAGAACAGTTCAAGAATCTGATGGAGATAAAGGAACTGGGAACAACCCCTTCCGATGATATTGCGCTGATCTTCAAGTACATGAAGACGCTAGATCCCACTAGCGTTGTCCGTGACAACGAATTTCAAACCGTAGGAAACGCTGGAGGTCTTCCTACTCAAATTCAAAACATCTACAACAGCTATACCACCGGAAACAAGCTGACTCCTGAAATCCGGAGAGATATTAAAAAGTCTGCTGATTCAATCGTGCGTGGTTCACTCAAAGCTGTTGAGTCGACGATTAGTGATACTGTAAGTCAGGCGAAATATCGTGGAGTGCCTGAAATGCTTATCCTTCCTGAGAGCTCATTGAAGGCGTGGAGGTCAATGTCTGCTCAAAGCGCTGCGGAATCTATGCAGCGTTTCCAATCGCCCGAAGATATGCGTGCTCAAGGCATTAAGCGCGGCCTTGTTTTCAATCCTGCCACCGGAAAATACCAAGAATTTCAAGACTGACCTATGCCATTCGTTGAAGGCGGAATTGTTGTCGATGAAGAACCACAGCAACAGGCCTCGCCTCAGATGGCGCAAGGCGGTTTTGTGCAGGGAGGAATCGAAGTCGATCCAACGCCCGAGGACTCTTATAACAAGGTGCTGCAGTTTCAAGGAGCGCAGACCGACTACACTCCCAGCAAGCAAGAGTTTCTCGACTACCTGAAGGTCTCCAAGACCAAGCCACTGCTTGGCGAGAAGCCACTGGAAACCATTGGCACCGCTGCCGTCCAAACGGTGGAGGACATTGCCTCAATGCCTTACAAGCTAGGTGAGGCCATTGGGCAGTACATGGACCCTCCTGAAGGCGTCACACCGATGCAGCTTGCCGGTGGAACCGCTGCAGAAATCGCAGTCCAATCCAGGCTCAAAGCCGAGAACATGGGCCGCGGACTGATTGACACCGCGCTGAACAAGCTGTCGGACATTACCGGAAAGCTCCGCAACGACGACGACAAGTACGAGGCCTTCCTTGCTGCTGCCGAGATCAAGCGGCAGTTGGCCCGTGCCAATGCACCAGGAGACCAGCGTGTTCCTGCCTCTCAGGATGTCTTGCAGGCCTATGGCATCCCCCAGGAAGCAATCAGCCAGGAGGGCTTGGATGTCGGTGGGTTCCTTGCTGACCCGTCATCCATTGCTTTTGCCGGCGGCGGAAAGCTGGCGTCTGCATTGGCGCAGCGTGCTATCCCGCTAATCCCTCGGGCAGGTCAGATTCTCCAACGCGCTGGCGAACGCATCTCTAATCTAGGCCGCGGCCCCGAAAACATAGCAGGCAGAATCACTGCTGGCATCACCGGGTCCGAGCAAATGGGCCAAGCGGTGCAGGAAGGTATCGCCAAAGGAACCACAGGAATCACCTTGGGTGAAGCTGCTGGCCTTCCGATCACCATGAATGTTCCTGGTCTAGGAACTGTTGCTAAGACAATCACTGCAACCAAGGGCCTAGGAGGGGCCATGGAGACCGTTGGAGAAGCTGGAACTGTATCCGGTGGTCCAAGCCTTACGGCGACCCAGCGCGGCCTTCTGGGGGCTGGCGAGCGTATTGCCGCGGCTGAAGGCGCATCATCTAGGGCTCGGGCCTTAGGCACCGCTCTCGCCAGGAGCGGCCTTGAGACTCCGGTAAGGGGAGCTGCAACAATTCTTTTGCCGATGGCAGGTGCTGGCGTTGCCGGCGGTGCCCTCGCTGCATTGACCGGAGAAGAAGGGGATGCTGTTGCCGCGGCTATTGGCAGCGGTGCTGGCTTTGGCGTTTTTGACGGTGGGTTCACGCTCGCTAAGGCTGTTCAAGCCAACGCCTTCAATGGTGGGCGTGTCCGACAGACCGCGGTGGATGATCTCAACACTCGTCCCACCGACGTGCAGTTCACCTACATTGACCGTACCGGCGAGCAGACTGCGACCATCAAGGATTCCGAGGCACGCGCCACCCTGTACGGACGCCTCAACAACAAGCAGCTCACTAAGGCGCTGTCCGAGGTTGCAGGTGCTGAAGGCGCTGGAGTCGATGTCATCTTCCACACCGATGCAGACACGGTCCCTGCTGGACTGCAGAACGTGAATTATGCCGGTGTTGCAATCGGTCCCGACAACATCAAGAGCGGAAAGCCGACGATCCTGATCAATGTCGACAAGGCCAGCCCCGAAGCACTCCCGCATGAGATCCTGCACGCACGCATCACGCAGGACATGGTGAGTCAGCTTGGGGCTAAAGCCATCGACACTGCCTCTGCTGATCCCAACTTCCAGAGGCAATTCACCGACTTCGCTAACAAGTACGCCGACAAACTACAATCGGCTGGTGGGCGCGTGGTTGCTGACCGCATCCGCACTGAGCTCCGGGATGCTTTTGATCCTGCTCAACAACGGGCTCAAAAGGTTGAGTCTCTTAAACGCATCACCGATGAGTTTGCCGCGTACTACACGCAGGAAATGCTCAAAGGCAAAGACCCGAAGACGATGCTTCCGGGTCGCATTCCTTCCTTCATTGAGATGGCGCTGAACAACGCCAAGGAGGCTGTTTCGGAACGGTTCACTAGGCGTGCATTGCAGGCTGGTTTCGACCCTGTTGCCCGTACCTTCTACGACGCCAACGGACGGCGCATCAAGCTCGACTGGATGGAGGATGCCATCAAGAACCTGGTGACTCCGAAGGAAGGCTACGAGCCAACCGAGCAACGGGTCGACATCAACAAGATGACCCAGGCGCAGCAGAATGCGGTCATCATGGCCCGGGGCTACTCGGACCTGTTTATGACTGCCCCGGATGGCAGCATCGTCAGGCCGTTGTCTAAGGCGGAGATTGCAGCCCGGACTGCTGACATAGCCAACCGCACGATGCGTGTCGTCGAGTCTGTTCCTCAGGCTGAACGCACCAGCATCTCGGGCATGGATGCCTACGGAAACCCGGTCATTGAAGGAAGACTTAGCCTGGCCGAGGCCGATGCAGTATCGAAGAGCGGTATCTTCGGGCCATCCTCTTCCAGGACATTGATCGACATCGCCACCGCAATCCGGGATGGCACGCTCATGGAAGGCAGCTACTGGAAGGTCTACGGATCCACCGGGCGATCCGGCGTGTTTGGAGAGTCCCAGAAGCTGTTCCTGCCCTACGGCATCTCGATCAACAGCAAGGGCGGCGTCAACGTCAAGGTGGTCGACTGGGGCAAGGTGCAGGCCAGGATGTACAAGGCACTGAGCAAGCCGGCCTACAAGAGCCTCTTCAACAACTACGACCAGGCCATGTCCACGATGCGTGACGTGTACCTGAAGAACATTGCTGAGACCGGTGCTGTGCCTTCCGCTGAGGCGCTCGGTGGAGGCATCGAGGGCGCTAAGAAGCGCAATATGTTCAACGAGATCATGGGTGCAGTTCCCAAGAAGGGGGACGTCATGGTCAACTTCCCGACTGCCGGCTACGTCGCCAACCGTAAGGGAGGATCGGTCTATCAGGATCTGCGTCTTGAGCGCATCCAGAATGCCGACTCCACTAAGGCCAAGATCCCCTGGACAGGCGACATGGGCGAGCAGTCGAGCTACCGCCGCACTCAGCTCAACTTCATGCCTGCAGAGGCCATTGGTGAGACCAGGGTCAGCACCGATGAGAATGGCGGCTATCGAATCTTGTCGAAGAACGGAAAGTTCCGCCTGTACGGCCCCGATGGATCAACCGTTGGGATCTTCGACACTCAGGAACAAGCCAAACTCAAAGCAGAAAAAGATTATGCCACTCAAACAAGGCTACAGCCAGAAGTCCGTCAGCAGCAACGTCAAGCGGGAGATGAAGGCCGGCAAGCCACAGAAGCAGGCGGTCGCAATCGCGTTGAGCGTGGCCAAGAAGGCCAAGGCGAAGGCGGGGCGGTACGACAAGCGGATGATGTAAGGTTCATGCCCGAGGGCAAAAGTGCGGGTCTTGCTGTCTTGGACAACGAGCTGGAGCTCAACCTTTCTAAACGGCCAAAGGTCTTGGATATTGCCAACGCATTCCAAGACCGCTTTGGAAAGGCGATTGAGTATCGCAAACCCAACCCTCAGGACAACGCCAGGCTATCCAATGCACTGGTGCAAGAGATTCAGCGTGCTGTTGAGCTGCACCCCGAGGCCAAGGGATGGTACGACGAGAACATCAAGCTGACCATGGACGTCATACGGGATCTGGATCCAGATCTCGCAAAGCCAGAAAACGACTTCATCTTCAAGGTCATCCTTGCCTCCACATCAGATGGCAACAAGGTGGGACCACAGTTCCAACAGAGTTGGAAGGAGTACTCCAACTGGAAAAACACCGGCAAAATCTCCGGCGACTTTGTATCCGGTGACCGCATCGAGAACATTAAGGGCAACCTAAAGATGTTCAATGAGATGGTAAACTCCATTGGGTGGGAAAAGACCAAGGACTTCTTCACGCGCAAAGGCACCGTCAAAGAGGTTCGTCAGGCGTTAATTGACACCTTTGGATGGACCAAGAAGGAAGCGCAAGGTGTTGGTTCCTCTGAATTGACCGACGAGGTTGTTCCGTTTGCGGTGGTGCTCGGACCTAAGCTGGGTTCGTTTTTCAACAACCTGTACGGAGACTTCTCATCGGTGACCATGGACCGGTGGTTTATGCGCACCATCGGACGCCTGACAGGTACTCAGGTGGAGCCACTAGCCGGATCCAAGGTGCGTGAAATGCGCAACAACTTGCGCGATGCAGTCGCTAGACTTACCCCGTCTGAGTTTGAATTGCTTGGTATCAAGCGTGGTGACTTAAAGGGGACATCTATCGACGGCTCTGCAACGACCATATCCGGCAGGTTCGCCAAGAAATCTCTGCGAGACACGGCAAAACAGTCAGCCGAGTCCGGTCAATCCGCGCTTGAGGAAACAAGAAAATTTGCCAATGCCCTAAAAAAGGGCTTGAATCCCTTGGTCGAGGCTCCAGTTGACGGGACTCATCGACGGTGGATTCGTGAGCGTATCGCAGAAGTGCAGAAGGACTTGCGTTCCAAAGGCATTGAGCTGGAGAACGCTGACCTGCAGGCCGTGCTGTGGTATCTTGAAAAGGAACTCTATGAAAAACTCAACTATCGCAGCAAATCAGGAGAGTCAGACTATGCCTCCGCAGCCTCCTCCCTTTATCAGTCAGTGGTTGGAAGACCGTCTGACGTCTATGCAGGAGGCACAGGACGAGTTCGTGCAATCGGGGGGGATGGAGGGAGCAATGTCCTGGACGCAGCGAATGGAGGCCAAGCGCCTCGGCAAGAAGTAAGCGGCGAGCAGCGCTTCATGCCTGCCTCGGACATGGCCTCGGGCCGTAGCGTCAAGGATTACGGCGAGGCTGTGGATCTGTTTGAGAAGGGCTATCGGATCTACGGGGCTCCCTACGACGGCATGGAGGATCCCATCCGCCTGAAGAAGGTCACCGAGATCGAAAATTACGACCCAGAGAACCTGTGGGCGGTGCCCTCCAAGAAGATTGCGGCGGCCATCGGCATTCGGAATATGCCTGCCTCGGACACCGACTACCTCTCCGCGGTGAAGAAGGGCGACACAGCCACCGCCCAGCGGATGGTCGATGAGGCGGCGAAGGCGGCAGGGTACACCATCGGTCCTGTTTACCACGGGACACCTACGGGTGGGTTCAACGTGTTCGACAAGCGGATGCGCGGCGAGACCTCGGGTGTGTCCCGCCAAGCGTTCTCGTTTACCACTGACAAGAAGGCTGCTGAAAACTATTCCAAGCGCCTTGGTGACGAGGCTGTGCGATTAGACGCCGGCCTGCGCGTTGCCAACGACGCGATGCGTATGTTCGACGAGGATATAGCAGCGCAGGAATACTTCACCTCTAAGGGATACTCCTCGGTCGATGATGGAATGCTGCCCGAGTTCGACTGGGGTTCCATTGACGACGTCCCTGAGTTCATTAAGGAGCTGCGTGGTTACGCTAAAGACCTGAAGCCTATCAACAAAAGGTTGTCCGACAACTTCATTGAGGCGGCCAAGGTGATGACCTCGACAAAGGCCGCGCCCGAAGTGAAGCGGGTCTTCCTGCGCATTCCTGAAGGTGCTCCCGTATTCCAAGCTACACCGCAAACGCTTGGGCAAGTGATGTCTGGGTTCAGTGCGGAAAATCAACCTACCAAGGCTGGCATTGTCGAACTACCCGGCAACGAGCGTATCTACTACGTCGCAGATTCAAGCCAGGTCAAACTGGTTGATGCGATCACCAAGGACAACGCCGGCAACGTCATCCCCCTCTCGCAGCGGTTCAAGGCAACCTCGGAGGACATACGCTATATGCCCCAGCCCGACTCAGCCATGCCCGGGGCCTACTCGTTCCCTGGTGGCTACCGTGCCCTCCCAGGCAAGGCCAAGGGCAGCCTTCGCCTCTACGGCCCCGCAGGCAGCCTTATAGGCATCGCCAGCAGCCTTGACGAGGCGCAACGAATACTCCGACGTAAGGGCAACCGATGAGCTACGATTCACAGACCAGCACCACCCTGATCAACAAGCTCAGGAAGGACGTCGACAGCCTGACTCTTAAGGTCGCTGTCCTCACCGACAGCAAGACCTCGGGCACCAGTGGTGGCAACGGTGTGGCGACTACCTGGTCGACCCGGACGCTCAACACCATTGCCGTCGATCCCAACGGGCTGATCCTTCAGTTGGAAAGCAATACTTTCAAACTGGCTGCAGGTGCCTACCAGATCCGGGCTATGGCTGCCTTCCGCCACACTGGGCACACCAGGATGCGGATCTATGACGTCACAGCCAGCGCAGAGCCCCCCGTGGTCGATGTGGTCATCGGGTACAGCGTGTCCAGCGAGGTCTCCAACCAGGCCAACACGTACATCGACCTAAATCTCCGGGTACAGCCCCACAAGGACAACGTCTACAGGCTGGAGTACTACATCCAATCATCGGGCACTAATCACCTCGGTATTCCTACCAGCCTGGCCAACATTGATGAAATCTACGCCATCTGCGAGATCACCAGGCTAGACACTGGAATGACCAAGCCCTCCGGTGGATCGGGCATTCAGGGCGCACCTGGCCCGGCTGGACCTGTAGGCCCTGCTGGACCCCCGGGACCGGCTGGAGGCGGAACGGTTACGGACGTATCTGTGGTTACCGCAAACGGCGTGTCGGGCTCCGTAGCAACGTCCACAACAACGCCGGCCATCACTCTAGCCCTGGGAGCAATCACTCCCACCAGTGTGACTGCATCAGGTGCAATATCTGCCGGTGCTACGGTCACGGGCTCCAACCTTTCAGGCGTCAACACCGGCGACCAGGTGATCATCCTGAGCGGCGACCGGATGCTGACCGAGGGCAGCGACTTCCTGATCACCGAGTCCGGCGACTACATCCTGGAGACCGGTGACGTAACCGGGCAGGGCACAGGCCGCATCCCGGCTGTGATCACCCCGCAGGCTGTCACCTACGACAAGATGCAGTATGTGAGCGCCACTGACAGGCTGTTGGGGCGTCAATCTGCAGGGCCAGGGCTGATCGAAGAGATCACCTGCACCGCGGCAGGCCGGGCCATCCTGGACGACGCTAGTGCTGCAGATCAACGAACCACACTTGGGGCTGTCCCAGTGGGTCCGATCACGACCTCGGGCCTCACGGTGGTCACCGCTAACCGCCTGCTTGGTAGGGTCAATAGCGCGGGAGCAGTGGAGGAGATCAGTCTCGGCACCGGGATCTCGTTTGCCGGCACTGTGCTCTCAGCCACAGGCACCGGGGGGACGGTGACCGACGTCACTGTGACTCCTTCCAACGGCATCACAGCCTCGGTGGGCACTTCAACGACAACCCCGGCTATCTCGCTAGGCCTGGGAGCAATCACGCCCACCTCGGTAGCCTCCACCGGCACGGTAACAGGCACCAACATCTCCGGGACCACCTCGGGAGCAAACACCGGTGACCAGACCATCACGCTGACCGGGCCGGTGACAGGCAGCGGGACAGGTTCCTTCGCGACCACGATCACCAATGGCGCGGTGACCTACGACAAGATCCAGTCGACTTCTGCTATCAAGCGCTTGCTCGGCTCCGATGCTACGGGCAACAGCGTTCAGGAAATCATCTTGGGCTCAAACCTGGCGATGGTAGGCAACACGCTGTCGGCCTCGGCACCAGGCACGGGCACGGTGACCTCGGTCAATGCCGATGGCTCGACCACGGGCATGAGCTTCACAGGCGGCCCGATAACCACTTCGGGCACTCTGACCCTCGGCGGCACTTTGGCGCTCACCAATGGCGGCACAGGAGCCACCAGCGCTGCTGCAGCCCTTACTTCGTTGGGAGCCTATCCCGCGGCCAACCCCAGTGGGTACACCAGCAACGCCGGCACGGTCACCACGACCTCGGTGGTCACTGCAAACGGAGTCAGCGGTACGGTGGCCAATGACACCACTACCCCGGCCATCACGATTGTCCTTGGGGCCATCGTGCCCACCTCGGTGGCTGCATCGGGCACGGTCACTGGATCAAACCTGAGCGGCACGTCCTCGGGCACCAACACTGGCGACCAGACGATTACGTTGACCGGTGATGTTGGTGGGTCTGGCACCGGGTCATTCGCTGCGACCATTGCGGCGAACGCAGTCACCTACGGCAAGATCCAGGCGGTCACTGCTTCATCGAAGCTATTGGGCAGCACTGCATCCGGTACAGCGGTGGCAGAGATTACCCTGGGCACAAACCTGTCAATGACAGGCAGCACGCTGAATGCGACCGCCAGTGGTTCAGGGGATGTCACCGGGCCTAGTGTGGCGGTCGATGGGGATGTTGCTGTCTTTAATGGCACCACCGGCAAGATCATCAAGGTGGGGGCGACTACGGGCACAGGCAATCTGGTGCGTGAGACGTCAGCCATCCTGACAACTGCCAGCCTGTTGAATACGAACATCGGCACGCCTTCTGGAGGGACGCTGACCAACTGCACCTTCCCGGTAGCCATTCAGAGCACAGGTATCACCTGCTCAACCGCCCGGGTGCTTGGGCGCAGCACGGCAGGCACAGGCAGTGTGGAGCAGCTCACGTTGGGCGCAGGCCTGTCGCTGACTGCCGGCGTGCTGAACACCACCGGAACTGGCTCAGGCGACGTGGTTGGGCCTGGTTCTTCCGCTGACAACAACTTCGTGCTGTTCGATGGAATCACCGGCAAATTGATCAAGGGGGCAGGCTGGAATCAGGTCAACGGAGACTTCAAAGGGCCGTTGGGATATTCGACGATGGTCGATGGGTTTGTCTACATTCCGGCAGGCCCAACAGCCCCAAGCAACACGCCAACCAACACGGGCATTGATAATGTGCCAATGTTTTTCCACACAAACAACAGCACCAACACCAACGTGCTTTACATTCACAACGGATTCGCTTGGAAATCAGTGGCGCTGGCCTAACCTTAGGTTTCCATGAAACACACCTTCCCCTGCGTCGAATCGATGCGGCGCGTCCCCTTGTCCAATGGCCGTGTCATCCGAGTCTGGCGCGACCGTACCACCGAGCTCCTGGCTGCCTCGTACGACGATGCCGACATCGTTTCGACCTGCATTGCCCAGGCTAACAACGACACTCTGCTCCTGTCTTCACTGGCCAAACTCAAGGGCGTGAATGCAGTCGAGCTGACCGATTCCAATGGCCAGGGCACCGTGGTTTATTCTGTCTGGCCATGAATCACCACAACCGCACCAACCGGTCGATAGTGGTCGAAATTTTGGCCGATACTGCGGAGCTACGGATGGGTGAGATCAAGTGGCCGGTGGTGGTCTACCGCCGGCTCGACACCGGTAAGGTCTACGTGCGCCCGAAGGCCGAGTTTGAGGCCAAGTTCGTTTCCGAGTAACCCCTGTTTGACCCGCGTAAACATTGGGTTTTCTATCAAATCTACAGAAAAGAGTAGAATGCTGTAGACTCGTGTCTATCTTTGTGGCAGCTTGACTTCCGTCGGGGCAATCAAGTTTGAAGGAAAAAGGAAACAACATGAGCAAAGCAGCAAATTTCACATTTCAGAAGGACGAGCAGAAGTTTGAGCTGCTGGCTCCTTACTTGGCCTCACAAAAGGAAGTCATCGCCGGATGGGGAGTCCTGAACATTGCCCAGTGCGCCCAGCAGGACGGTCTACGTGAAAACCCGCCGTGCTGGACCGTTGGTTACCTTGAGCAGTATTTCGCCGGCTGCATCGGCGACACCGGTTCCCGGGAGCTTGAGGAAAGCTGCAAGGCCATCTGGGACGCTGCCCTTTGATTTAGCCCCGGGTGGGGCTAATACCACCCCCAGGGGCGCGACTGGTCAACGCGCACAACTCTCCAAACCATGACCACTCTCTCCAACCTAATCTCGGCCCTGATCATCGTAGAGTCCTCGGGCAACGATCTTGCCATTGGCGACAACGGACGCGCCCTTGGGCCATTACAGATCCACCGCGGTGTGGTGCAGGATGTGAACCGATTCACTGGGTCGAACTACCAGTGGCAGCAGATGACCAACCGGGCACAGGCTAGGGCGGTGTGCGAGGCCTACCTCCGCCACTACGGCAATGGCTGCACTACCGAGCAGTTAGCCCGTAAGTGGAACGGAGGCGGTCCCAGGGGCGAGAAGAAGCAGGCCACCGAGGCCTATTGGAACAAAGTCCGCAAGCATCTGTAATGAAACCAAAGACCATCAACGTGACCACCGACACACACAAAACTCTCCGGGCCTACTGCCTGGCCGCCGGCCTAAAAATGCAGGCGGTAGCCGACAAGGCTATTCAGGCCTGGCTAAAGAAGGCCGCCAAGTGAAGCGCATCCTCGCAATAGACCCAGGCATGAGCGGCGGTATCGCCTACCACGGGCACGGGGGCATCATCCTGGATTCCATGCCTACCACCGATCAGGACATATGCACGCTGGTTATCGACCGCCTGGGGATCTCGGATGTGGTGTACCTTGAAAAGGTGGGTGGGTACGCCGGCGGCAAAGGCGCACCTGGGAGCGCGATGTTCAACTTCGGTCGCAACGTGGGCTTCCTGTTGGGGCTCATCGCCAGCACTAAAACGAGGCTGATCGAAGTACCACCCCAACGCTGGCAAAAAACGCTCCAATGCGGCGTTAAAGCCACCTACGGCACTGGCTGGAAGGGCCACCTCAAACAGATCGCCCAGCAGCGCCATCCTCGCCTATCGATCACACTCAAGACGGCGGATGCTTTGTTGATACTTGAGCACGCCTTGATTGCGGAGGGAGTCAAATGAGCAAAAAAGAAGACAAAGAGCAGTATCGACTCACATTCAAAGGGCTTCTTTCTATCTATCTGCCCGACAAAGTTATGAACGAAGTCTTCAGCGCAATCGAACTGTCCTGCCGTCGCAACGGCTGGGGTATCGCAATCAACGAGGAGAACCGATTGGACTTTGTTCAAATGCAACAAGTGAAGGAGGCGAAATGAACGATACAATCATCCTTGATAGCAAAAAGTGCAACGCACAGTTACTCACAATCCACTCCGATGGACGCATCACTGTAGCCGAGCATCTGAAACCTACGGAGACAGCAGCGAAGGTGTTACAGATCATGCGAGAAACATGGATGGACGACGCTCAATCTATAAAGATCCGCGATCAACAAGAGCGCATCAAACGGCTGGAGGAGGCTGGTGATGCACTCGCCAACAATCACAACCCGTTTACGTTTATTGACTGGCTCAAAGCGAGGGAGGACCAGCTGTGACTATCACAATCAAATCGTGGATCATACCAATATTTATTACAGTAATTATGTTGTGCGTCATGGTCAGGCCATACCGTTCTAGTGGGCAGTATGACTTTGGAATGGTCTTTCGGCTGTTTTGGCTGATACCGATCGGAGCCGTTTGGATAATTTATATGGGAATTCTTTTAATTATTAAGGAGGCAAAGCCGTGAGAACCTCAACTGAAACACTGATCGCAGCCATGCACATATTGGCAACAGAAATCCAATCCGACGATGGCGTGGCCAACTCAGCAATCGCTGAAGCAGGGGAGCGACTAGCGGAGCAGCATATGCGCATCACCCAATTAGAGCGTGAGAACGACGCTCTCCGCGCCGATCTGCTGCTGTGGGAACAAAAGGAAATCAAATGAGCGAACCGACACAACACGTCACCGAACTCGAAAACCGTCTCCGCGCTTTGTGGGACAAGCTCGAAGGTGAGCGGAAGCACTACATGGAGCAAATTCGCAGGCTGGAGGAGGCGGGGGATGAACTCATGTATGACAATGACGACATGGCAAACATTAACCGATGGCACAAAGCCAAGGAGGATAAGCCGTGAGCCATCAACACGACCCCAGTCTCATTGATAAGGTTCCACCATCAATTGTATCGGCAGCGATGGCGGTATCAAACTGGTTTAAAAGTCAGTCGCTAGATCCAAGCCCGCGCTGGGAATTTTTGAGCATTTGTTCCCGAAACCACGCGGACCGATTGAAGAAACTCGAACGTGAACTCGATTTCGCGATGACCAACGAATCAATTGAAACAAACGAGAACCACAAGCTACGACAGCGCATCGAGCGGCTGGAGAAAGAGAACGACGCACTCCGCGCTGATCTATTATTGTGGAGCGAGAAGGAGGTTAAATGAGAGACTGCGCATTTATTTACCTCCACGCATTTAACGGCATCGTTCGCGTAGAAAGTCTGGACACAGCCAAGCACGTCGATCAAAGCCCAGAATGGAAACACGTTAGCACAGTAAATCCTCACGTTGTGCTGGAACAAATCCTCCGAGCGACAATCAAAGACCGGAACCTAATCATCAAACACCTTCTTACATGAAACACCTTCACGAACTACCTGAAGACGACCGGCTGCGAAATGTGGCGCTCAAGGACATCGACGTCAGAATCCGCTGCCGTCACACCAAGACGACCCGCGATCCGCGCAATTGGAAGATCCGTAACGACACCTACAACCGCCTTGGCGACAACTGGAAGATCAACTTCGATTTCATCCTGCAACCAACCCCATAACCGACACCATTTACACCTCCGAATAGCTATGAGTACCCACATCAAAATCGAAAACCAAACCGAAGTCCCCGTTCTTGTTGCTCTTTTCGAGCAGCCTAAATGCAACGACCATCCGACACGCTCGGCTGTTCTTAAACCCGGCGAGAGCTGCGACTGGGGCAGTGGCTCCGTACCGCTTGGAAACTACCAGTGCTACGCGGTTATGTCCGGTGATGCCAGCAGCCATGACGAGTGGGTCTGGCACTTCCCCGGCATTGCAGAGGTAGTAGCTCCGTTGGAGCTAGGATTCAAATTATGGCATGCAGGCGACATCGACTGGGCCAACGTCAAGGCTATGTCGAGCGACGATTTGAACGCTACGTTTGGATCTGCGTACACCTCGGCCAAGTCATCCACCAAGTCATGGAACGGAATGTCCTCCTGCATATTCCACATCAGGGGCGGACCATCCTGGGTCGAAGAGACCGAACAAGTGGGCATCTATAGGCCGAAGACAGTGGCCTACAATGGCGTGCAATCCACACCAATGAAATCGGAATAGCATTAGGATCTATGAGCAAAGACGTCTGTAAGTTCATCAATCAAGGCAGCGGACCCTATCAGCTAACCAAGGAACAGGCCGGTGAAGCCTACCGTGCAGCTCGTAAGATCAAGACAGAGTTCACCACCTTCTGGAACCGTAAACGCGGAAAGGCAACCAAGTGATAACAGACCGAGATGTAGCCAGGTGCATGATCGAATACGGTGGTTCGTTCATCTCTAAGTTGGGAGCAGCAGCACTCGCCGCTGATCCTTCCAACCTTAAGCAGATCCGGGATGCCTTCCCGGACTACTGGGCCAACTATTACAGGATGGCAATACAGCTTTCGGAGGTCGAGAAACAGGCCTCCAAATAACAAATAAATAACCAATAAATAACAACAAAACGTAAGACATGATCATTAAAGCAGCAGGCGGTAAAGAGTTCGCGCCATGTCCCGAGTTCTCGGGACGAGCAGTGTGCGTAGATGTGACTCCGTTGAAGGAGTACGAGACCGAGTACGGTGTTAAGAAGAAGTTCAAGTTCGCCTTTGAGCTAGACCTCATTGACGGATCACGCGACCCGGTGCAGCCCTGGGTGGTATTCAGCAAGCCCCTGGTCCCGAGCCTACATGAGAAGGCAGCCCTGACCAAGGTGCTCAAGGACTGGTTTGGCAGGAAATTGACCGATGCCGAGAACAACGGCCTCGACCTTGAGTCGCTCATCGGTAAGCCAGTGACGCTCATCATCGCCCATGAGCAGTCACAGGACGGCACCAAGACCTACGCCAACATCAAGTTGATGATGCCGCACAAACATGGCGAACCGTTGCAGCCCTCGGGCCTGTGGGTACGGATGCAGGACCGCCCAGCCAAGGACGACCAGGTGAAGACCGTGGTCCCGGATGGTACGACACCTCGACCAGTTGACCTGGGCAGCACCAAGGTTCACGTGGGCAAGTTCAAGGGCACACCGCTCTCCGAGCTGGCCGACTCTGCGGTCAAAGGCCTGGGCGAGCACTGGCTGCCTAAGGCTCAAATCAGCGCCGGCAAGACACCGGAGGACAAACAACTCATCGCCGCGGTCATCCAGCGCCTGCGGGAGATTGATGCCAAGGATCAACCGGACTTCGATGACGTGCCCTTCTGATGAAAACACGCAAGCAATACGCCAAGGTCGCCCACCTGGTGCCAGGCGTGGTTCAAATGCGAGCCGAAGGGCGCACCATGGACGAGATTGGGAAGGAACTGAACCTAACCCGGCAACGCATCCATCAGATCGTCAAGTCTGCCAAGCAGATGGAGGGAATCCTGAGCCTCTGGGGCTTCCCATTGAGCGTACGGGCCGCCCGGGTGCTGGAGAACCTAGGCATCAAGAGCAAGGAGCACGCTTTGGATTTGTATCAGAGCGGCCACCTGTTCCCAGGATGCGTATGGTCTTTCGGACGTAAGAGCTACATCGAAATTTGCGAATGGCTGGAGGTTGTCCCTCTGGAGACCAGGCCAACACTGGGCAAGACCTGCCCCCACTGCGGCAAGATCATCTAACACTTTCCGGTAACCTGTTGTTATCGGGGACTCATGGTAAATGCCGGGGGTGCGCATCGGTCGACAAACGCACATTAACTTTCATGCATATCAATCTAACCGCCGCACGTATCGCAGAGCTCTGTGCTCCCCCTTCCGGGTACGTGAAGCCTCAGGCAAAGCCAAAGCAGGAAAACTTGGACTCCAAGGCCATGGTCAACAAGGGGCCCAAGGAAAAGAAAAACACGGATCGCAAGTATTCCATCAAAAAGGACATCGCCCAGGAGATCGCTGAATGGCGTAAAACCCACCTCAGCTACACCTACCGGGAGATAGCCGATCATTTCAATGTCGGTCTAAACACAGCTTATTACGCAATCAACCCCCGTAAACCAAATGCCAGCCAACCATAAAATCTACTTCGACATCGAAACAGGGCCGATGCCCTTGAGCGAATTGGTCATCCCACCGTTCGTTGCCTCCGACGTAAAGCTCGGCAACACCAAGAACCCGGACTTGATCGCCGAAAAGATCCAGCGTGCAGAAGAGACGCACGTGTCCGACTACATCCGCGGCGCTGCCCTGGATGCATTGTCGGGCCAGATCCTGTGCATCGGCTACCGTATCGAGCACGAGACACCATCGGTGCTGTGCTGTGATGCAGATGGTGAGGCCGAGATGCTCAAGCAATGGTGGAAGCTCATCACCAGCATGGAGCGCCAGCCTACGATGATCGGTTTCAATGTTAAACCGTTCGACTTGCCGTTCCTGATTAAACGGTCATGGAAACACCGCATCACCCCACCCTACTGGATACGGCAGGGCAGGTACTGGAGCGACCTGGTGGTCGACCTGCGCGAGGTTTGGCAGTTGGGCGACAGTAGGGCACATGGGAGCCTCGGAGCGATCTCAAGGCATCTGGGGCTCGGCGAGAAGGCAGGCAATGGGGCCATGTTCTCCGAGCTGTTCAAGACTGACCGCGAGGCGGCGATCAACTACTGCCTGCGTGATGTCGAGTTGACCCAAAAAGTGGCTGATGTGCTGATGCCGGCTTACTGAGGAGCAACCATGACATGGATTCTACCCCGGCAGTTACACACATTGGCCTGTGCGCTGGATACGGAGGCATTGAGCTTGGACTCAAACGAGCAATCCCAAGTCTGCGCACAATCGCTCTTTGTGAGATCGAAGCCTTCGCAATTGCGAATCTGGTCAGCAAAATGGAAGCGGGACTCATGGACCCGGCACCTATCTGGCCGGATCTTAAGACCTTCCCTTGGGCAGCGTTTCGCGACCGAGTGGACATCCTCACTGGGGGCTACCCATGCCAGCCCTTCAGTGCAGCAGGGCAGCGTAAAGGCAAGCAAGACCCGCGGCATCTTTGGCCGTTTATTGCAGATGGCATTCGACTTCTCAAACCCAAGTGCTGCTTCTTTGAAAACGTCGAAGGACATATCAGCCTGGGGCTGTCCGACGTCATCGAAGACCTGGCAGGAATGGGTTATCGAACGACGTGGGGCATATTCTCAGCGTCTGAATGCGGAGCGCCGCACCAGCGCAAGCGGGTGTTCATCCTGGCCGTCGCCAGTGGCTTCAGAGGTACGCCAGGGCTTTCAGGACCGTTCCCGAGGCATTAAGGGCAGTCAGGAGAGTCTGACGACGGTGGTTGTGAAGTCATGGCCAACGCCAGCAGCCAGGGACCACAAGGACACTGGGGAAAACGTGGACATGAAGAAGGTGGCAGCCAAGTGCAAGTTATCAGGAGTGGTTGCAGTGCATGGCCCAGCCGTCCCGGCGAGCAGCAATACGCATGGGAGCCGCCCAGAGTCGTGGCAGACAGCCACCGTGTCGACCGGAGCGCACCGGCAGAAGGACGGCAGCATGATCGACAAGCTGGACCAGCAGGTGAAGCAGTCATGGCCGACACCATCAGCGGATGGGGACAGCAGGCCGGGAGCGAATGCGGATCCGGTGAAGTGGCAGCAGATAGCGGATACAAAGAAGGCACAGGGGATCAACAAGCAACTATTCCTGACGACCAAGGTAGCAATGGAGTCATCCGGCAAACTCAACCCCCGCTGGGTGGAGACCCTGATGGGCCTTCCAGTGGGATGGACTATGCCGAGCTGTGCATCACCTGTGACAATAGAACGGATGAGCTCCGACTCCTTGGTAACGGTGTTGTCCCAGCAACAGCAGAACGAGCCTTCAGAAGCCTGATGCAAGAGCTGGACACAATACAGGCTGTCCTATAGGGAGAGCCCGTCAGCGTGAGCCGTAGGAAGCGAGCGCAGGCACCACAAGAGAAACCATGTTCAACCAACTTTTCCCCGTCCGTACCGTGCAACGTCGCGCCGTTTCTCCGCGAGTTCCTACCACGGTGCGTGACGGGGTCTCTGTTTGAATTATGAGTGAAGAAAACAAAACCAGAAAGGCTCCAGCCTTTCAGTTCTATGCAGATGACTTCCTGGCAGGCACTTCAGAGATGAGCGCCGAGGAGGTTGGTGGCTACATCAGACTGCTCTGCCACCAATGGACGAAGGGAGGAATCCCGAACGACGAAGAGCGTGTTGCTCGGATAGCCGGAATGATAGGGTCGCCATCCGTTGGCTATGTCATGGCTAAGTTCCGGCTATGCGATGGCCATACACTAAAGAACGAAAGATTGGAGAAAGTCCGAGAGGAGCAACAATCCTTTAAGACCCGTCAAGCTGCTGCAGGTACTAGTGGAGCGGCAAAAAGGTGGGGAAAATGCCCAGATGATGGCGACCCTAATGGGGTTGCTATAGCGACCCCAATGGCCGCGCCATGGCCAGAGCATAGCCAGACCATAGCCGGACCTATGGCCGGAGCATGGCCGGAAGATAGCTCTCCATCTCCATCTCCTATAAAGAAAGATACCAAGGCTCCCAAGTCAGAATGGGAGATTGCCCATGGTGTAGAACTGCCCGAACTTATCCGAACCAAGAACTGCCTGGATGCCATCCGGCTCTGGATGCAGTACAAGGCAGAAAAGCGTGAGACCTACAAGAAGACTGGCCTGACTGCAGCACTGACCAAGTGGTCCCGAGAGTTCACACCAGCAGAACTGCCTTCGGTTGTTGAGAACTCAATAGCCTCGGGCTGGAAGGGATTATACAAGTCGCAGGGAATCACCATCAGCTCGACACCAGGCAGCCCCAAGAAGGAACTCGATTGGAGGGATAGCCTATGAACGACGTCTATTACCCCAAAGACGACGAGCTGGGCATGATCGGAGCCTGCCTGACAGGAACCATCGACACCTGCTCCGATGCCCTAGCAGAAATACGGAGCGAATGGATTAACCAGGACAACCTGCGTCAGACCTTCGATGTCATCCGCACCATGGTGCAGGCCAACCAACAGCCCTCGTTGTCCGAGCTCGGTAAGGAATGGAAGAAAGCCTATGGCCTACTGCCCATGCCTTTTGATGTCTGGAATCAGGCCATGGAAATTTGCCCATCGCCGGCCAACCTCCCGTATTACCTCAAGGGCATCACCGACTCGGCCCATCGTCGCCAGTTGCGAGACACCGGTGACCGTCTGATACGTGAATCCGCGGTAACCACACTCCAACCGGATCAAATCGTCGCCAATGCCGAAGCAGGCCTTAGCATTGAGGCATCCAAGGAGATGCTCGCAACCTCAAAGACGGTAGCCGGTAACTTCATCGACCAAATGCAGGACAGGTTCAATCGTAAGGGCTCATTATCTGGTATCGCTACAGGCTTCCATTGGCTCGACCACAAGACCGACGGCCTGCAGCTCCGAGAGATGGCCATCATTGCGGCCAGGCCAAGTATCGGAAAGACAGCCATCGCCATCGCTATTGCTTACCAGGCAGCCATTCAGGATAAGGTGCCCACCTTATTCGTCAGCCTGGAGATGTCCCAAGAAGCCATCTTCCGACGCATGGTTTCCACCATCGGAAGCATCCCGATGCAGAACCTAAAGTCTGGCGACCTTAGCGACGGTGACATGAGGGCCATGACCGCTGCCTCAGCCAAGATAGCAAGCAGCCCCCTATGGTTCCTCGATGGACCCAGCAGCCACAGTATCGCTAGCATCACCGCCCATGTCCGAAGGGCTGTACGCAAACACAAGGTGCGCCTGGTGATCGTCGACTACATCCAGAAGGTGAAGGCAGCAGACCGCTCGGAGAAACGCACCTACGAGGTCGCCGAGGTATCCGGCAAGCTCAAGGCAATCGCCGTCCAGACAGGTGTGGCCATGCTAGCCTTGGCACAGTTAAACCGGGAATCCGACAAGGAAAAAGGCCGTCAGCCCAAGCTGAGTGACCTGGCGGATAGCGGGCAACTGGAGCGTGATGCCGACGCGGTCATGCTTCTAAACCGTGACAGAACCGAGCCGTCAGGAGAGGCTGCCATCATTATTGCCAAACAACGAGACGGTGAATGCGGTCATGTAAAACTCCATTACGAAGGCCAATACTGCCGCTTCACAGACCCATCACCGAGCTTCCAATGAACATCAAATACGATCTCAACCGCACCAAACTGCTGAACGAAGCGCCTAGGCTGATCAAGTGGGCCATCGACAAGGGCCTCATGTCTTACCCACTCAGCCAGAAATACCACGACGACGGATCGCTTGACCCGGGCATCGAGGAAGAGATACACGTCGACCCGGAGCAGTATACACCAGAGTTCTGTCAGCGTGCCTACGAACTCAGGCAGCTAGGCCTAACACTGGACGACACCGCCAAAGCAATTGGTGTATCAAGAGGATCAATCACCTACATATTAGCCAAAGGTCACGAAGCAATACTCGCATCCGACAGAATCAAACACGATTTGAAACAGCCATGAACAATCCAACAGCAGCAATCAACATGAACGACCCGTTCATACACGCTCCACAGGCTACAGCCGTGGTGCAGGAGCCGACTACATCAGGCACAAGGCCCTCGATACACGTCAGCCTGTATGCATACGGTGGTATAAGTGCAGCCTGTCTTATGTCCTGGGTAGGACTAACAGCCAACTTTAGTACATCAGATCGCCAGACCGATCTACGAACCATTCGCGAGGATGCGCTGATATCCCGAAGCCGTTGCCGTGCTACCAAGTGGTTCCTCGACTCAGGCAAGGACGTATGGATCCAGATCGACCACGATATCGAGTTCGACCCGAAAGACATTATCCGCATGGCAGAGCTCGCCCATGAGCACCAGGCGACCGTGTGCATCCCGTACCCATGCCGAGCACTTCCGCTAAGGCCGGCCCTGCGTATCGACACCGAGCACGTCAAAGCTCTAAGGATGCAGACATCGGATGCCGAGTGCGCCACAGAGCTAGTACCGATCCGAATGTTCGCATCGGGATGCCTCGCAATCCCTCGACGTTGCCTTATGAGCGCACTTGATACGCTCGGAGGGTCAGAGGTGCCAAACCCCTATCGGATCGACTGGTGCAAGGATGTGAGGGTTGACCAGTTCCCGACACTGTGGATGCCGTTCGCCATGGATACTCTGCCAGGGCAGCACGAGTACCTCAGCGAGGACTATGCTGCCGCGGTCAGGTTGAGCCTGTGCGATGTGAAGCATTATGCCATGCAGCCGAAGAAACATCTCAACCACTGGGGCGAATATCCCTATGGGTTTAAACCGTATGTCGGGTAAGAAGGATGGCAGAATACCAGTAGGACGTGTATCACAGGAAACCATATCAAAGACCTGTGGCGTAAATGTAGTGCGTGTTAATCAGATCTTGAATGGCAAAGGCAAGTTCAAGCAAGAGATGATCGACAAGGTGTTGAAGACGGCTAGTGATCTTGGTTACGAGAAGACACACAACCCAACACAACATCACAAATCAACACTTACACAAGATAAGGCAGACAAGATTGTAGAAGGAGTAATACTCAACAAGACACTTGAGACCATAGCGAAAGAGACTGGTTTCATAGAAAGCACAGTGTTCAAGTATGTTAGAGGTGTTAAGGTTCCGCACGACTACCCAGAGACTGAAGAAGAGTGGCGCAAAGATGTTGTCGGATTCATGGAGGTTGCTATATGGAAAGGCACTAAGCGTCTTGCTGAATCCTCAATGGAATTCATTGATGATCGCACTTTACCCGTAGCAATAGGAATCACTTTGGACAAATTATCCACACTGAAGGGCCAGCCCACCAGCATACACCTATCTATGACAGCATCAGTAAGCCACCGTGACCTGATGGCAGACCTAAAGGACCGTGACGTGACCCCAGTTAACGACGAGCAGACCCACGATCTGGTTTAGGTAATGGCCCGAAATGTCCTACCCCTACCACAAGTGACCACGCAGAAACCACGCATTTAGGCCTGTTTATGGCAGTCAGATGCACAATAGCAGTTATATTCACTTCGACACAAAATCACGCAGCAAACGCCCGTAAACATTGGGCCAAACGCACTTTTGCCACCGTTCAAAAGGCCAATGTCCTACCCCTCCGCCAAGGTCAGCGACAAGCAGGCCCAGGCAGGATGGGGGGAGGGGGTCAGGCCATCGGCTGCAGCGCCAAAAGGCGACGGGTAAACCAAAGCGAAAAATATTAACAAATGTCCACCCCCCTCTGCCTTCTTTGCTCCAAGCCATTCGTTATCCTCAAGCACCACACCGGCCCTAAGCAGAAACGCTTCTGCACCGAGGCGTGCAACACAGCCTGGTGGAACGAACAGCCATTGCACCCTGTTATACCCCGGGTCGACGCCGCGCACCCTCGTGCTGTCGAGTTGCGCCTCAAGAGAACCCAGTTGGTAACACTGGAGAAGGCCGACCCGTATACGTACGGCTACATCCCCGACCACTGGGAGATCGGCAACACCGAGTACGCACTCACCCAGGAGCTGTTGGTATCCGGCGGCAACCGGGCTGGTAAAACGCTATGGGCAGCCCGGCGAGTGGTGCAGACGCTGCTGGAGAAGGAGAACGCCGCGGTACTGTGCTGTCATACGAGCCATGCCACCTCGGTGACGGTGCAACAGCCTGCGATCTACAACTACCTGCCTGTAGCACTACGAGGCACTAAGAAAGGCCGGATCCACTACCTCAACTACAGCCGGAAGAATGGTTTCACCGATGGTAGCTTTATTCTCCCTAATGGATCTCGGTGCGACTTTTTGAACTACACGCAATCGGAGAACACTATCGAGGGGCGGGAAGCGGACATGATCTGGTGCGACGAGCTGGTGCCACAGTCATGGGTTGAGACACTGCGCTACCGGCTCATTACCCGCCGCGGCAAGCTACTGGTTACCCAGACGCCACTGGAGGGCGTTGCCTCGGTTTACAAGGAGTACACCGCCGGCTCTGCTATCACTCGGTTCGACGAGGCTGAGTTGCTGAAGGGCAAGCAGGCGCTGCCTACATGGCCTGTGGGCAAGGCAGCCAGGACAATGGTGCAGGCCCAGACCAATAGGCGGACGGTGTTCTTCTTTAGCGAGGATAACCCCTACAACCCGTTTGATGAAATGAAGTCGAAGTTGATCACGGCACCTATGGGGCAGATATTGACCCGGGCCTATGGATGGGCTTCCGATAATATCGGGAAGGCCTTCGCTAGGTTCAGAGTCGACATCCACTGCATCGAGCCCGAGGCAGTGCCTCCTGGGGGGACGTTGTACATGGTATGCGACCCTGCCGGCGCTCGGAACTGGTTCTGTATGTGGATGCTGGTCTACGAGGATGGCAGGCGGATCGTGGTGCGTGAGTTCCCCGACTACGCCAACTACGGCGAATGGACGTTCCCGAGCGAGAAGCATGACGGCAAGGCAGGCCCGGCTCAGACACTGGATGCAGGCCGGTCGATCTCCGAGTATCGGACGATGTTCAGGACCATTGAGGCGGAGCTTGGCTACGGGGAGCCTGTGATGCGACTGATTGATCCCAAGGCCGGCGGTAGCCCAGCACTATCGGAGCAAGGGGGCACCACACTCATCGACCTGCTGGCTGAGTCCGACAATCCCAATGACGAGGGCATGGCCTTCATCCCGGCTCCTGGCGTGCCTGTGGACCAGAGGACGAGCGCTATTAACAGCCTGCTGTCCTACGATGCTACGCAGGCGCTTACCCCGCTAAACGAGCCGGCGCTGTATGTGGTCAAGGACTGCAGCAACCTGATCTATGCTCTGAGCGAGCACACAGGCAGGGATGGTCAGAAAGGGGCTAGCAAGGATCCTATCGACTGCATTGGGATGCTTTTGGTCTCGGGCCTTGCTTACGTAGGAAATGGGGGCTTCAATTCCCGCGGCGGCGGTGGATACTAACAAAAGACACTATGCAAGGAGATTCATACAAGACGGCAACGGATGTGATGGCCCGGGTTGGACCCGAGCCCAATGTGTCAGCTCTTACCGAGGAGTTGCGTCGTAGTGCAACCGACTTCGGTCAAACATCCCGCTCTGAACGTGTTCAGAATACGAGGTTCTGCCAATGGCCAGGACAAACCGACGACGGCAAGAAGTGGAACGACAGTGGCCGTAATAAGCCTGCGTTCCCCTGGGACGGTGCGTCCGACACTCGCATACCGCTAGCCGATGAGGTCATCAACGGGATGGTGGATCTGTGCTCGACTGCCTTCTGGCGCTCAATGCTCCGAGTCAGCCCCACCAACGTCAGCCAGCTCGACCAGGCTGTGACCGCCCACAACCTGATGGACTGGACTGTGAATGCGAAGATGTACAACGACCTGACCCGGGACGTTGAGTTGCTGTCGCAGTACCTGTGGACCTACGGCTGGGCCGGCGTTCACATCACCTGGCAGCAGGAGATGGGGCAGAAGGAGCAGTACCTGACCATGGACCAGGTGATGGCACTGGCCGCCCAATCGCCAGAGGGCTCGGTTCTGGCTGACTTCCCCAACCTCATTGCCAACCCCGAGGCCGATGACCAGTCCGCGGAACTGATCATGGCTGCCTTTCCCAACTTAAAAAAGCGCCGGGCACTGAAGGCTGTGCGTGAGTTGCGTGACCAGGGCGAGTGCGACTTCCCGGTGCCCACCATGGTCACCAACAAGCCGATGGTAGCAGCCCTGGCGCCATGGGATGAGCTGACGTTCCCCCCGGAGACCACCGACATCCAGAGTGCCCGGGTGGTGTTCCGCCGCTACTACATGACCGAGGCCCAGTTGCTCAACAAGGTGAAGACCGACGACTGGGATGAGGAGTGGGCGCAGGAGGCCATCAACACGATGGGCCGGTTTAGCAACTACGCGGACTATTCCTACACCAGCGGCCTGGCTAACAACTCGGTCATGGACCGTGAGAACCTGATCGAGATCGTGTACGCCTATCAGAAGTCGATTGATGAAGACGGTGTTCCGGGAGTGTTCTACACGGTGTTCAGTCCCCAGGTAGGCGACAAGTGGGGCTACTTTGAGGCCTTGGACTACGGGCACGGGCAGTATCCGTTTGTGATCTGGCGCTCCGAGATGATCCATCGGCAGATTTGCGAGAGCCGCGGTGTGCCCGAGGTGTGCATGACCTGGCAGGAGGAAGTGAAGGCCCAGCGCGATAGCATCTTCGATTACACTAGCCTGGCCACATTGCCTCCCATCGAGGTGCCCAAGACTCGGGGCGGTAACCTGAAGATCGGGCCGGCCATCCAGATCCCGGTGCTACGCCGCGGCGAGATTGGGTTCCTACAACCGCCTGCCCGTGAGCCTGGAGTGGCATTCCAGCTCATTGAGGCTGTAATGGCGCAGACCGACAGGTACTTCGGCAGGCCCACCGAGAAGGTGGCTCCTGCTGTGACCCAGATGCGGCAGCAGCGCATCATCAACAACTGGCTGCATGGTTGGACCGAGGCCTTCCGCCAGGTGCTGACGTTGACCCTGCAATATGTGGGGCCCGAAGAGATCCAGCGCGTGACCGCTTCGCAGACTGCATTGCCTCAAGACATCCAAGACTTCGATGTGATGCTGAAGTTCGATGTCCGGGAGCTCTCGACCGACTTGGTCACCGAGAAATTGAAGGCTATCAGCACCCTGGTGCTGCCTCTGGACACTGCCGGCGTCATTGACCGCGCTAAGTTGATCTCTGTGGCGCTCCGGGCCATTGATCCGAACCTTGCAAGCGAGCTGGTGATGCAACAGGGGCCTGCAAGCCAGAAAATGTTCAACGAAACCAACGATGAGTTGGCGCTGATAAGCCTCGGGAACCCTCCGCAATTGCGCGAGAACGACCCTACGGCAGCGATGCGGCTGCAATTCAGCCAACAGGTGCTCCAGAGCAATCCGAAGTACCAGCAACAGCTCCAGCAGGACCAGTTGTTCCAAGCTAACCTGCAGAAATACATCGAAAATCTGCAATTCTCGGTTCAACAGCAGCAAAACGCCGTGACCGGACGCCTAGGAGTTCAACAATGAGACTTTCAGACGCTAAAATCCAAGAGGCCTTCGTTTCAGCGGGGGACAATTCACCGCTAATGGCCGCGTTGCTGCAAATGCTGTCGGACATGATTGAGTCCGAGGTGTTGAGTTGCGTGCAGTCCGATTTAACGGACTCAGGAAGGGCTTACAACTGTGGTAGAGCTTCTTCACTCAAGGATTTATCGAGCTACATTGACAATTTGAGGGCAGCTAATGGTTTGACGGATCAATCCAAGTAGTACCTCTTTACCACAACGGTTTCTTGGTTGACCTTAACAACCATGGCGCACAATACCCAGCTTGCAGGGTCTAAACAGCATGGATTCAATCAATACTAAGCAGGAAGCGACACCTGGAGAAAACACGGTACGATCCCAATTGCCGAACCCAATCAACTTCGATGAGGGGGCGCTGGCAAAGCTACTGAAGACACGATTCAGTGGGGAGGAAGAAACGCCGAAGCAGCAAATCGAGGAAAACACAGAGCCCGAGTCCGCGGATGCGGAGTCTCAGGCCGAGGAAGCGGATCCTACCGCTGAACAAGAGGATAATCAGGCCGAGTCGCCTGAGGATGTTCTTTCTGATAATAAGACCGAAGACCAAGCTGAGGAGGAACCGTCTGGCTACCGTAAACGCATCGACAAGCTGACCCGTCAAAAGCGGGAGGCTTTAGAAAAAGCCGATGCGTTAGAGCGGGAGCTGAACGAGACCAAAACTAAGCTGGAGCAAAATCAGTCAGATAGGCCGGTTCCGGTGGTAAATCAAACCGATCCGTTTGCCGATGTCTGGGACGCGAAGAAACTCGATGAAGAGTGGAACAAGGCCCGAGATCTCAAACGCTGGTGCGAGGACAACATCGACGGCTGCGAAATAGGTGACAAGGAATACAGTTCTAGCGAGATCAAGCAGATCAAGCGGCGCGTTGAAGACGCGCTGGATATGCACATCCCGTCGAGAGCCCGGTTCCTGAACAACTACAAGCAGATCCAGCCTATCGCAGAGCAGATCTATCCTTTCTGGAAGGATCGAAAGAGCGCTCAGTACACCGAGGCGCAGGCAGTGTTGCGGCAGTTGCCACAGCTCTCTGCGTTACCGGAGCACCAGGTGCTTGTTGGAGATTTCCTAGAAGGAAGAAGGTTGCGAATGGAACGTGAAATGAAAAGTAAAACCCCAGTCCGTGTTCCTGTAAAAGCTCCAAGCCAGCCAGGAAAGCCCACTGCTGCTCCCGTGAAAAAGGACGCAGCCAAAGCCAACCTGCAGTTTGCTAAGTCCCGGTTTGAAAAAACAGGAGGTACGTCTGAATTGGCTCAAGTATTGAAAAGGATGCTCTGATTTATGCCACTACTGCAACCCAACCAGGGCGGATCTGTTCCGCTCGCTTCCACCTCCGCTGCTCGTGAAGATCTGGCGGACTACATTGCCATTGTCGATGCGAAATCGACCCCGTTTATTTCAATGTCTCCGAAAGGAAAAGACATTGGAAATATGCAATTTTCTTGGCTCGTAGATAATTACCTAGCCCCGAAAATGGGTGGTGTTGTTGACGGCACCGATGTGACCGTTGCCAACGCTTCTAACGCGGTGGTTTCTCGTACCCGTTTGAACAACTACGCACAGGCTTTCCGTCGAGATCTGCGTGTCGGCTTTATCGCTGAGACTCAGGACGTCGCTGGTGTGACCGATGAGTTGGCCAACGGTATTGCCAAGAAGCTCGTTGAGTTGAAGCGAGACATGGAGGCGACTTTCATGTGTGCCAATCAAGCCGCTGTTGCTGACAACGGATCAAATGCTTATTTGACCGGTTCCCTTGGTAACTGGCTTAATGCTGACAACTCTGCAAACATTGGTGCGGTCGCCTCCGGTTCGGCTTTCAAGCCGGCCTCCGGCGCTGTTATCACCACTGCTACGGCTTCGATCACCGAAACCGTCATCCAGAACGTGCTGACTGCCATTTACGGCAACACTGGCACCTTCCGCGACTACGACTGTATCTTGGGTTCCACGCTTAAGCGTGCGTTCACCAACCTGACCGTTGGTGGCCTCTCTTCTATCAACGGAGCTGGCACTACCAACACCTACACGCAGACTTCCGTCCGCACCTTCAACCAAGACCTGGCTAGCGACACATTCAAGTCTTCAATCGATATTTTCGAGGGCGACTTCGGACGGCTTATTCTGCATCCTTCCACTTTTATCGGTGCTAAGGATGGAACCGACTTTGTTTCTCAAGCCACCAAGGGCTACATCATCCCCATGGACATGGTCGAGGTGCGTTATGCCAAGTTGCCTCAGGTGAAGCAGTTGCCTGACGCCGGCGGCGGCCCTGCTCGTTTGGTTGAGGCCATTGCTGGTCTGGTTTGTAAGAACCCGTCTGGCTTTGGTTTCTTCAACGGTACAACCTAATCTTTGATTGCAAATTGGGGGAGGCTACTGGAAATTTCCGGGGGCCTCCCTTCTTTTTTAGAATGAAACCAACCGCATCTTCAGTCATCGCAAACGCTCTGGACGATCTGCCCGGAGAACTCCGCATTGCAGTCATCAAAGAGTTCCAGAAAGGCATCCAGAAGGACTGGGTGAAGGCTGGAATAGACCAGAAGCGCATCGCCAAGGATTCCCAACGAGACATACGGTCTATTGATGGCATCGGACGATTGCGGATGCGTATTGACCCAACCCTCTACCACGCCTGGGGCACTCGCCTCGGGTACGATTGCTGGAGGGATGGCCAGTTCCTGCGAGAGGTCGAGCGCGACAATCCCGAGGTGCGTGTGAAATCGGGAGGTACACGCTTGCAAGTTGGGTTTGAAGGAGCCAAAAGAAGCAGTCAGAAATTTCCATTATGAATGTTGGATCTAATCGTCAGCTCGCCGGCGAATACGGTGGCCAGTACATCTCCAGCGCATCCGGCACTGTGACCGGTAACTTCCAGTCCATCCACGCGCTTGAGATCACCATCCTCGGTGCGACCGTGTCCAACATCACCAACTTTCCCGCTGGCGTGACAATACAGGCTGGCGATGAGCTTCCGGGTGTGTGGACATCAATCGCAATTTCAAGCGGCTCTGTGGTGGCATATAACCGCAAGTACGGCTGATAATGGCACGCCTTGGACTAGGACTAGGACTCGGATCCTACCGGCGCATTGGCGCTGGTGGAGTTCCGCCTGATCCTCCCATCGAACGGCGCGACATCCTGTGCGAGAACGGCGACTACCTGGTGCAAGAAGACGGCGGTCGCCTAGTCATCACTTTCGGAACATTCGATTCTCTCCTGGCTGAAAGCGGTGAGTTTTTGGTGCAGGAGGATCTCGGTAAACTCGTCCTAGCAATTTACTAATATGGCAGACCTTAAGATTTCACAGCTCGACGCAATTACAACGCTTACCCCGGCCACCGATGTGTTGCCTGTGGTCAATGTTGGAGGCGTCACCAAGAAGATCACCACCAACCAGATCCTAGGCTCCGGCGGCACCGCCACCCTCGCCTCCGCCACCATCACCGGCGCGGCTACGGTGGGGACGACACTGGGCGTGACGGGAGCTTCTACACTCGCCTCCGCCGCCATCACCGGCGATCTGACGGTGGACACCTCGACGCTGAAGGTTGATTCGACGAACAATCGGGTGGGTATTAATTACGCTACCCCCGCTGTCGCTCTCCACCTAGGAACCACTAGTGCAACAAACAAGTTCTGCATCAACACTGCTGTTACAGGTAGTGGTGACATCCAGATGCGCCGTGGTTCGTTCATTGGTTTTTCAAATGCTGTGGATAATGCGAATTCTGAATATCTGTTCGCCAACGGTGGTGCGCTAGAGTTTGGAATCAATGCCACCACCGCCATGACCCTGAACTCTACGGGGTTGGGCGTGGGGGTTACGCCGAGTGCGTGGGGTGGCAGCAATCGTTCCGTGATTCAATTCCCCGGAGGAAATTCCATTCAGGGAAGTGGTTCTCTTGGTCTTGCTTCGTTTAATAACGCTTTTAACGACGGTACAAACGACATCTACATTGCCAATGGTGTAGCTTACAAGCACATCATCGGAACCGGATTCCAATGGTTTACCGCTCCCGCTGGAACCGCTGGCAACGCCATCAGTGGAGCAAATGCGTTCGTTCAAGCAATGACCCTCGATGCGAGTGGTAATTTGCTGGTGGGTAAGACAGCTTCTAGCCTTACGACAGTTGGATTCCAATCTGCTGCAACCGGCGAAACTTCCACTGCGATGGCTGCATCAGTAAATGGCACAACTCAGTGGACAACCTATTCCACCGGAGCCGCTGCTTTTCGTTTCTATGTTGGAATGGGCGGAACGGTATTCGCCACTAACACCGTAATATCGGCTATCTCTGATTCCCGCCTAAAGGAGAACGTCCAAGACATCGACGTTGGTCTGAGTGCGATTCTTGCGCTCAAGCCGCGCAAGTTTGATTGGAAGGCTGGCAAAGGTAAGGACATCAAAGGCGACAGAGGTTTCATTGCTCAGGAGTTTGAGACGGTGTTCCCTAACCTCATTGACGAGTGGAAGGACCCCGCTCCTGAAGGCGAAGTTGCTTACAAGTCTGTCCGCCAAGACCTCATTCCTGTGTTGGTGAAAGCTATCCAAGAACTTACCGCTCGCGTCCAAACCCTCGAAGCTCGCTAATTTATGACTATTCTCTGGATCATCGAACGCCTTCTCGTTAAGCCCACCGAAGGCTCACTCACCGATGTCGTAATCACCGCCGACTGGCGTTGCAACGGCACTGACGAAACCTACAGCGGCACTTGCTACGGCTCATGCTCGTTCCAACCGCCGTCTGGTGAGTTCACGCCATATCCTGACCTGACGCAGGAACAGGTCTTGAACTGGTGCTACGCCAATGGAGTCGATAAGACCGCTATCGAGGCGAACGTCTCGTTGCAGATCGAGAATCAGATCAATCCGCCCGTCGTGACGCTGCCGTTGCCGTGGGTTCCGGTGCCGCCTCCGGTTGAAGTCGTTCCTCCGTTGATCGAGCAGGCTGCGCCAGTTTTGGTTGCACCTGTCGAAACTGTCGTCGATGCTCCGGCGGCATGATTAAAATTGAACTGACCGTCGAACAAGCGAACACCCTGCTGCAACTCATCGATATCGCCATCAAAGCTGGCGGTTTCCAGAATGCAAAGGTCGGAGTACCTCTGGCCGAAATCATTCTCGAAGCCGCCAAATCGCAGGCTCCGCTCGCTAACTAACCATCACGATGACGGACCACCACGCTTTTATTAGAGACATCTCAATCGGCGTCGGTGGTCCGATCATCGGTATTCTGGGGAACGCGGTATTTTCAGATCCTCATCTCAAGACTGCGTCGTTAGCTCTTGGCGCGTTCGCCGCGCTTCTAACCTGCGTCGTCAAAGCACTCGAACTGTATCGCAAACTAAAAACAGAAAAATGAATCCTAATCTCGCCTCTCTTCTCCGCCACATCTTGACCGCTGCCGGTGGTTTCCTCGTCGCCAAAGGGTTGGCCAGTGCTGATCAACTCGCTGAACTCGTAGGCGCTGTCGTAAGCATCGCTGGCGTTGGCTGGTCTGTTTACAACAACAAGAAGGCCGCGAAGGCTGCGCCCGACGTCGCCAAAGCTGAATGAACTTCTTGGCCGACTTGATGATGAAGCTGGTTATCTGGCTTCACGCGCTGACGAAGCAAGATGTCACAAGCGAAGATGCGAAAAAACAAACCGATCTTAAGCGCGGTCTGCTTGCTCGCATTGATGAGCATGAGCGTGAGCTGCGCAAGTAGGGTTGTTTATGTGGCCCACGGTGAGCCTGTGCGCCTCGCTGAGAGCGTTAAGGCGAAGGTTTGGGTGGTTGACTCTACCGGCAAAACGGTACGTAGTAATAACCGCATCATCATCCACGAAGGCTGGTATGCACTACCAAAGGACAAATGAGCAATAACGCACCGTACAAAGGTTCACCGTCTGTAAAAGGAAGCGGCAGCGGACCTTACAAGCAGTCTCCTCCACCGAAGCC